CTAATAAAAAAGTCATGATGGTGTCCCACACCACTGATTTGGCAGTAGATTTTGGTCGTAAGGTACGAAATCTTATCTCCGTAGACGCATATAAGGGTATATTTCCTACTGTAGCCCTAGCAATTGACTCTAAGTCGGCTGGTAGGTGGAATACCAACGTAGGTGGCGAGTATTATGCGTGTGGTGTCGGCTCTGCATTGGCTGGTCGTGGTGCTGATCTGTTATTAATTGATGATCCGCACTCAGAGCAGGACGTTATTAACGGTAACTTCGCTGTATTTGAGAAAGCCTACGAGTGGTTTACGTTTGGCGCTCGTACTCGTCTAATGCCGGGGGGTAGTGTAGCTATTATACAGACTCGTTGGCACATGGATGACCTAACCGGGCGTGTAGTACGTGACATGGCTAATAATGAGCGTGCTGATGAGTACGATGTCATCGAATTTCCCGCCATACTAGAAGTATTAGACGAAGAAGCGGATGAAATTATAGAAAAACCGCTGTGGCCTGAGTTTTTTGACCTAGAAGCCCTGTTACGCACCAAAGCGTCCATGCCTGCGTTTCAATGGAACGCCCAGTACCAGCAGACACCCACGGCAGAGGAAGCCGCGCTAATTAAACGCGACTGGTGGAATATATGGGAGAAGGAAAAACCCCCGTCTTGTGAATATATAATTATGTCACTAGACGCAGCAGCCGAAAAGCACAACCGTGCCGACTACACGGCGCTTACTACGTGGGGAGTGTTCTTTAATGATGAAGAAGGGGCTTACAACATCATCTTATTAAATAGCATTAAGCAACGAATGGAGTTTCCAGAGTTGAAAGCAATGGCTATTGAAGAGTATAAAGAGTGGGAGCCTGATTCGTTCATTGTAGAGAAGAAATCATCAGGCACAGCGTTGTATCAAGAGATGAGACGTATGGGGCTACCTGTATCTGAGTATACACCTCACAGAGGATCAGGTGATAAACTAGCGCGGTTAAACTCAGTATCTGATATTGTAGCGTCTGGTTTGGTATGGGTTCCTGATACACGGTGGGCAGAAGAAGTAGTTGAAGAGATTGCCGGTTTTCCGTTCATGAGTAATGATGACTTAGTTGACTCCACGGTTATGGCTCTTATGCGGTTCAGGCAGGGTGGGTTTATACGACTACCCAGTGATGAGCCAGAAGAACAACGATATTTTAAACGTCGGCGCGGCGGGTATTACTAGAGATATATTATGGCTATTGAGAAAGGTTACGGGTTAGCGTCTTTAGTTCCACTTAACGCACGAACTTTTGTAAGGAACATTATGCGGGAAGAGGGGGACACTAGCAGTCTTCTTGCCGCAGAAGATTTTACTCCCGAACAGATTGAACTTAT